CGGCCAAACTAGCGAAGGTTGAGCGTACCTTTGCTGACGAGTTGGTTGACTCCGGTTGTTCACTGGAAGACGCTCAGCAAAGGATTATTCGACAGATGGCTAATCAACCAATTGGCAGCAGCGTCACGGTTACTGAATCGGAACACGACAAGTTTGAACAAGCCGCTAAGGCTGGCTTGGTTCAACGTTGCTTCCAAGGGAACATCCAACGCACCAAGGCACCGACTGCCCAAGGCGATGCTGAGTTTCGCAATGTCGGACTGTACCGACTTGCCGAAGAATGCGTACGTCGAATGGGCATCGACCCATTGAAGCACACCAAGGGCGACGTAGCACGAATGGCGATGGGTCACGCCGGGACGTTTAATCGTCTCAAGGTTCGCCGATCCGATGCGTATCACACGACCGGAAGCTTCCAGAACATCCTCTCAGACGCGGTTAACAAGACTCTCCGAGCGGCTTACGACGAGGCCCCATTCACTTGGGCTCTGTGGGTTCGGCAAGCGGCTAGCGTGGATGACTTCAAGCAGATCAACCGGACGCAACTCTCCGAGTATCCAAACTTGGAAATGGTACCAGAGGGCAAGGCTTACCCTGAAAAGGGCTTGAGCGATCAGAAGAAGTCGTACAAGGTCGACAAGTTCGGTGCTGAATTCACCGTGACTTGGGAGACCGTTATCAACGACGACCTCGATGCACTCTCTCGCATCCCTGCAATGCAAGGGCAAGCGGCTCGACGCACCCAGGAACGTCTAGTTTACGACACGTTCTTGAGCAATCCTGTTATGCCAGATGGCTTGGCGTTGTTCTCTGCTTCTCACGCAAGCGGATCGAACATTACGGCAGTCAGCCCAGCGGCTCCAAGCGAAACCACTCTCGACGAAGCATTCGAGTTGATGAGCAAGCAAAAGGGCCTCGGCGGATCGGTATTGAACCTATCGCCTAAGGTGTTGTTGGTTCCTCAGAAGTACGCAGCGACAGCATCGCGGATTGTCAACAGCCAATCCTTCGCACAGTCGAACGGAAACGAGGGAGTAACCAGCCTCTACGGCATCAACGGAACTCGACCGCTGACCGTTGTTGCTACTGCCTTGCTCGATGCGAACAGCTCCACGAACTGGTACGCAATCGCCGACAATTCGCAAGTCGACACGATGGAACTGACCTTCCTTAGTGGCGAAGAAGCCCCAGTTCTGGAAAACGAATGGGACATGAGTCGAGATGTTTACCTCTACAAGATCCGTCAGACGATGGGAACAGCGGTAATCGACCATCGCGGATTCTTCGGTAATCGCACCTAAGCGACTACCTGATTAACACACGGCCCCGGCTCGATTGGGTTGGGGCCTTTTTTCAAACGAACAAGCAAAGCAAAGGAATTGATGATGAGTGACATTCGAGATTTCCAGATTTTTTACGACGACTTCAACGGAGCAGTCGCAACGCTTCCAACTTCGGCGGATCCGGCTACCGCTTGGCTAGTCGATGACACTTCCTCAGCAGGTGCGCCGACCTACACTAAGGGCACTTCGGAACTGACCGTTACCCTAGCGGCAACGAACGAAATCGAAAACGTTTGTCCGCACTTCGGAGACGCCTTGGATTTCGATATCGACTTGGTTCAGCGAGTCGAGATGCGAGTGAAGATCGGTGCGGCTACCTTCACCAGCGGATCAATTCTCTGCTTTGGTGTTGGCTCGGCACGTAACGATACGGCCGACAGCGTCGCGGCTAACGCATGGTTCCGAATGGAAGGTGCAAACAGCACTAGCCTCGTTTACGTCGAGACTGATGACGGGACGCGGGATAATGACGACGTTTCCAGCGGGACGACCTTGGGCACGACCTACAAGGAATTTGTGATCGACTTCACTGGCGGAAAGCAGGACGTCAAGTTCTACATCGATGGACGCCGAGTCGCAGCCTCGACGACCTTCGATATGAGCGGTTACAGCGCAGGCTTGCAGCCGATTATTCAACTACAGAAGGCCGCGAACACAAACGTGGATTCTGTGGTTGTTGACTACGTCAAGATCACTTGCAAGCGAGCCTAGTAAGTGACGCTTCACGACCTGATTAAGCAAGATGCCGAGAGCGTATTTTGCAACGCTGACGACTTCGCTGAATCGATTGTTTACTACAAAAGAAACGGTCGATCCAGGGAGATCAAGGCGGTTGTGATACGCGAAGCACTCGGCGTCTTGCCTGAGGATGGAAACGTGGTTTACCCTCTATTCGAGGTACACGTTGCAAACGATCAGTCAAGCGGGATTGCAAGCGACGAGATAAACTTAGGCGGGGACGAAATGGCGTTTCCGAATCGCGTAGGTGAAGCACCGAAGCGAAGGTCGATCCTGAAACTGTTGAGTCACGATGAAGGGATGCTAGTCTTAGAATGCCGGTAGCAGTCGTTGAATCTATAGCACTTGAACTCAAGTCTCGCCTCGATGCAATGATCGGGGCCAACGGCTACCAAACTGAAATCTGCGAAGTGCAACGACCGGCTAGATTCGCAGACTTCACACCGCGAAACAATCAGATAGTTTTGACACAAGGACAGCCGGAAAGAGTGCCTGAACTCGACAGGCCAGGCGAGCCACCGTCGAACGCATACAAGCAGCAGTTCTTGATTCATTGCCATGTGATGCAGGACGAGCGAAACACGGACGCGATAGACTCGCTGCTCAATGCGTTTCATGCGGACGTCATCAAGGCGGTCGCGTCGGGTTCCTCGACTTGGCATACCTTTGGAGGCTATGCAACGGATGCCCAATGGCAGACGGTAAACTACATTCAGGCGGATGGCGGGATGGACGGGTTGCAGATACCATTGAACATCACCTACCGAGTCTCCGAAGACGACATGACGGAGCTACGAGCGTGATAAAAATATCCATCGACGCGAAGTCATTGAAGCAAATGAAAACCAACTTAGGGCACTTCCAAGTACACTTGCCGAGAGTGTTGGCAACGGCGGTTAATCGCACAGCAAAGAGCGTACGCGTCGAGGTTGCTCAAGTAGTCGGAAAGATGATTAACCTCAAGTTGTCATCGATGAACAAAGGCAACAGCAAAGCAATCAGTAAAGCGGCAACGTTGAAGAAAACGATACGCCAAAAGAACAAAGCAGTACCGAAGCGGGCCGAAGCAATGATCGGACTATGGGAAGGCTATCCATTCCCCGCGAAGTATCACGAAGCAAAGACGTACACTCGCAAGCGAAAGGGCAAGGTCAAGTCTAGCGGAGTTGTCTACAAGCCTGACATGGGCGGAGGATGGACGACCGTACTAGATGGCTTCATCGCTCGCAACTGGCGAGGTAATGTATACACGGCCGACGAAACGAATCGACGTACGCTTCGGCAGGTAAAGGGCAAGAAGCCCGGTGACTACTACATTCGAGGCGGTATCGGCAAGGTTGCGGAAAATAAAGCACGGGAGCGACTCCCAATAGAAGTCAATCGCCGTTTGCGTGACGTCATACTAGCGGCACAAGGTAAGATCAAACTCAAGGCATTGAATCAATAAAGGAAACAAAATGACGTTACTAAAACGCAAGCGAGTATTGGCAGCATCGATTGAAACGACTCCAGGTACAGCGATGAGCCTGACCGGGTCGGATGCCGCGTTTAACTGCTACGACATCGCAATCCAGACTGAAACGGAGCTTGAATCGCGGGAAGGCCAAGCGGCTTTCGGAATGCGTGCAAGCGTACCGGGCGGGTATCGCGGTAAGGTGACTTTTAAGCACGACGCATCTTGGGACGGAACAGCAACCGAACCAAGTTGGGCGGATACATTTCTACCCGCTTGCGGATGGGTCAAAAGCGGTCAAGTCTTCACACCTCGAACGGAAGCACCAGGTAGTAACGTCAAGACGCTAACGATTGGCGTCTACATCGACGGGATGCGAAAACTGCTACGCGGTTGTGCAGGCACCTTCAAGCTGAACTGCCCAACAGGCAAGGCGGCGTTCTTCGAGTTCGAGTTTACCGGAGTTTGGTCGAGTCCGACCGATACCGCGATCCTCGCACCGACCTATCCTTCGGCTCAGTCGCTTCGCTTCGCATCCTCGACAACGACCTGGAATAGCGTTGCTCTAGGCGTGGAGAATATCACGCTCGATAGCGGCAATACCGTCATCCTACGCGAAGACCCTTCGGACGTATCAGGTTTCCTTGCCGGTCTAATCACCAATCGAGTTGTTAGGATCACGGGCAACCCAGAGTCCAAGTTGGTTGCTACTCAAGACAGATACGGTAAACTCTTGGATATGTCCGAGCATTCGCTGACGTGGTCACTCGACGGGCCGACGAACAGCGTCATGACATTCACCGCACCAAAAGCACAGATCATCAGTTTGCAAGAAGCAGACCGGGAGAACTTGGTTGTCGATGAAATCGAGTGGCAAGCCAATCGCAACGGTTCAAACGTTGACGAAGAATGCTCGATCACCTTCACAGCAGCAACCTAACAGGATTATGTATGCCGATTTTCTTAGAGCCAGATCAGACCTTTGAAGTGTGCCTCGATGCCGACCAGAGCAAGCCCGTCGAGACGCGTCCAGTATTCGTTTGCTTATCGCAATCGATGCGAGGACAACGCAGCATACTTCAAGCGGTTGATCTACTCGATGAGAAGCATTCAATCGATGAAATCTTCGACGCGACAATCAGCGAACTAAAGCGGGTTGTTGTCGGATGGAGAAACGTCGAGCGTCCGTTTGTTGTCGACGACCTTGACAACCTATTGACGTACCGAGAGGCAAGGGAGTTGCTTATCAAGGTGGCGTACAATCAACGAATGGACACCAACGAAAAAAAAGACTGAGGGTCGCGGCATTGATTAGGCAAGGAGAACTTTGCCGACGATGCAGCGACAAGAAGTGCGAAGACGAGGGAACAGACGCGGAGCCTATCGAGATCGAATGCCCAGCGTGCAACGGAACAGGATGCGACGAATGCACGAACGGAAGTTGGATACTGAAAGGCTGCCCGAATCGATACTGCGACAGTATCGGCCAGTTTGTTTCGATGGCTGATTTGTTCAACGAAGGCTTACCGCCTGTAGCGGGCGGAAGTCTCGATCAATCAGCCTCCTTTGTTGATGCGGTGCGGATTTTGAAGTACGAAGAAAACAGGATTAAAGCGGAGAGCGAATAATGGCCGGTGACGCCGTAAAAATCCTGATCCAAGCCGAAGACCAAGCGAGCGCAAAAGCGGTCTACGCCGCGAAGAACATTGAGAACGCAGTAAGCGGCGTTAAGGAAGTCGGTGCGAAGGCTAAAGCGTCAACGGAATTCATCGGAGTCTTGGCGGGCCAGTTGGGCGGTGCAGAGTTTGCAACAGCGGCTCAAGGTGTTGCTGGTATCACCGAGAAGATCGGCCAGTTTTCCGAGGTGATGAAACTCGGCGGCGCGGGTGCGATGGCTTTTAAGACCGGCTTGGTTGCATTGGTCGGAGTTATGTCTGTCCAGTTCGGCAAGTCAATCGGCGAAATGATATTCGGCATCGATGACGTTGCTGGACGCATGGAAGCAGCGGCGAAAGAGTCCGAGAACTTCGCCAATCACATGATTAAACTCGCCGGTATTAAATTTGGCGATCAACTCGAAGACCTGACGTTAATCCGCGATCCTGACAAGCAGCAACAAGCAGCGGTTGATCTGTTTAAGTCTATCGGCAAAGAGGTCGATGACGCAGTTGCATCGTTTCAGTATTACAGCCAAGAAGCGGAAAAAGCGACGGCGAGCAAGCAGGGTGCGGAGATCATTGCCGACTTGCAGAACGAAGCCGATAAGTACATGGAGATTGCGTCAGCCCTACGCAATCAACAGAACCAACTCGGTGAAAAATACAGTGCCCATGCTCAGCAAGTGCGATTGATAAAAGAGCAGCAAGCCGCAGAGGATGCGGCAGCGGCTAAGAAAGCACAGATCGACCAGTCGACTATCTCGACGCTTCGCAACGTTAACTATCAGTACATTGCACTGACTAAGAGTGCTGAAGAAGCACGGCGGGCACAACTGCAAGATCAGGGGCTAGGCGATGCTGACATCAAGCGGATCATGTTCGCCGAGAAGACGCTAAAGGCCGAGCAGGACAAAGACGCGGCGAAGAAGAAAGCCCAAGACGAAGAGAAATCACGACTGCAAAGAATCGCGGATTTAGGCAAGAGTGAATTGCAGCGACTCGAAGAACAGAAGATCCTCTTGGAGCAAGGCGAGCAAGCAGCGGAAGCATTTAGGCTCCAGCAGCAAGGGCTTGATAAAGACACCGCCTTAGCAATCGCGGCGGCTAAAGCACAGTTTGCAGAAGCGGCTAAAAAGAAGGAAATGAAAGCGACGATAAGCACCCCTGACCTAGCAGCGAAGGAATCCCGACTGCTTACGAGGGGCAAGGCTGACGATTCGCAGAAGAAGATCGAAGCGAACACGCTCGCAACGGTGGGCAAGCTCGACAAAGTCACCGAAGCGATCACCGCACTGAAGGACAAGTTGCAACCACCGACAACCATCATCGAATTCCAAAGCCCAGGAGTCTAAGCAATGCAAAGCCCAAACGTTTTGGAAGTAACAGAAATGTGGTCGCGTCCGACGTACGACCAGAGACTCACCGACAAGTTCCGAAAGCTGACGGTGAAGTTTCAACGAGCGTTTCAAGTTGTCACGAAGAAAGAAGCGGTCGAGTACGATATCTTCAACGACGACAGGCTACCCGCGTCGGGTTCGATCTACTCAGCGGCTTACCCTTACGTTTACGGCGATGGCGTTAACGCTCAGCGAGTCTCTCCCATCTACTGGATCGTAACGTACGACTACAACGGCGAACTTGCAAGCCTCACTGATGGCGGTACAGACAACCCTCTTCTAGCACCTCCTAGAATCGATTGGGATGACGTCGAAACGGATGAAGCCATCGATGAGGACTGGGACGGCAATCCAATACAAACGGTCAACGGCGAGCCTATCGACGGCGTGACGGTGCCGATCCCAGATCAGACCGTAACGATCAAGAGAAACATGCTCATCTTTAATTCGTACGTGCAAGCAAGATACAGACGAGCGGTCAACTCCGACTTGTTTCTAGGATGGCCGCCGGGCACGGCACGGATCACCAAGTTCTCAGCGTCGAATGTGACCACGAAGGATCAAGCATACTGGGAGATCACGGCACAGATTCAGTTTCGCTTTCCGTATCGCACAACTCCAGAGAGGGCTTGGTACTCCCGCGTCCGTCACGAAGGATTCTACGAGCGTGTACAATTGTCAGGGCCGGGCAACGCGGGTACGCGGATTGTTCGAGCGGTCGACGGCAACAAAGAGCCGGTGACGAAGCCTGTGCTGCTTAACGCTCAAGGCTTTAGGATCCAGACCGAAGAGCCAGGGCAACCAGTAATCGCCCATTGGCTTGAATTTAAGAAGTTCGATTCACTACCTTTCAACGCATTAGGACTGATCTAATATGACGACGATACCAAACACTGTCATCATCCTCCCGCCAGAGGTAATCACTAATTACACGATTGCGGGCAATGCGGACATCGCATACACCAAGATGGCACAGCGAGTCCTATCGGAATCGGTTGTGCCTGTTCATTCGTTTAGAGTGTGGGACGCGGTCGCATCGAATCCAGTTTCATCAGCGGCTAACGACGACTTGGGGCTAGTGACCGGGACTTGGGGCACCAATCCGGTTCGGATTACAGCAGGTGACGTCAAGGCATCAGGAAGCGTGACGCGCCGAATCTATTTCAGCGTGCCAATTCCCGCCAACTACGAAGACGGTCAGACGATTCAGATTCGCATCCGTGCGAAGATGGAAACAACCGTTGCCGACACGTCCTGCACCATCGACCTCGAAGCCTACGTTGGGTCAGACGGCACTCTATCAAGCGACTTGGTGACAAGCCCATCAACCTCGATGAATTCACTGTCAGCGGCTAACTACGACTTCACCATCAACGCAACGGGAGTAGACCCAGGGCAGTTGCTTGAGTGCCGCTTAACCATCGCCAGTAATGACGCGGCAACGGGTACGGCCGTAATCCCGGCGGTCTACAAAGTGTCGCTCCTTTGCGACACAAGGGGCTAAGCAATGGAGGTAGGCTACTTCACCCCGCGTCAAGCGGAACGCGTCTGGGAAGCAACCAAGGCTTTCGAGAAGGGCACCAAGGGCCGAGCATCGGACGAAAAGCCGATCACGCCGACTCCGATATCCTTCGTCAACAAAGGGACAACAGCGATTCCCGCGTATGGTTGCATCCAGATCGTAGGCACCGAAGAAATCGGCGGTCGTAATTACCTGCAAGTCACAAGGCCATTCGATTACAGTCAATCGGTGATGGGGCCATTTCTGCTCAACGGGCCGAATGAGGTAGACGCTGACGACTTTGGAACGGCTCAATGGGGGCCAATTTACAGAGCGATCAGCGATGGTTCAGCATACACAACTGGCACTAGATTTGGGCCGCTTGCTGATGCGTACACTGTGGGCAAAGGCAGCGTCTTTACCTACATCGGCGAAGATGACGTAGAAACCGATTGCGTTCGCCTAATCGCATGTGAGACGCCTCTATTGGCAATCGCGGGGAGTAGCGGCATACCGGCGAATTCAAGTGCGGAAGTTACGGCCAAACAACCAGCATCAGGCAACTGGACGAGCGGAAGCGTGACTTATACGGCGTGGAATCCTACAAGCGTTGCAGTGAGTTCCAATGCGGTTGTTATGATATTCCCAGTCGACGCAAAATGGGTAGCTGTGGAGGTTTGCTAAATGGGCGGGTTCGGTCGATGCTGTTGCGATTGTTGCCTAGAGCCTGAAGAGATGCCGTACACAACGGCAACGCTCAAACTACCTAACGCGACGACTTGCGAAGGCGAAGAACCTAGCGAAGAGGATCCAGTCGCGGAGTTCGTGCGAGAATCATGCTGCTATAAGGCACGGTTCGAGTTTCCTTGCGAGCCTGCCCAAGGGCAGACGTGCGTTCTGTACGCGAAGCAGCAAGGCGAGTTTTCATTCAAGGCCGTTTTGTATCAATCGCAAACCTCCCTGATGCCCACTGGAACCTACGACGAAGACAGCGAATTTAACTGCGATTGCATCCCAGTCCAGAGTCGGACAGTATCGGTTCAATCGGCGGCTAGATTGTTCTTCCGTCAATCGCACAAACTTAAAGCGATCAGCATTTCGGTCGGCAAGGTTCGGGTTCTTTGCAGCGGCGATACGCAGTCGGAATGTAAGTATTACGTCGCGTCATCGTGGGAGTACGAAATAACGGAAGAGATTTCTAGGGTTCAGTTGAGTTCGACAACTACAACGACTTGCACCGCAGACTACGAGCCTGGAAACTGCTCGGTAGCCAACTCTTGGATCGATCAGGCGGGAGTCAATAGCGACGTTTGCGCAGACCACGACGAAGAAGACCTAGCGTTTATCGGTGGTTCATCAACGGTAACGTTTAGTAGGATGAAGTTGTACGATACGCTTCCCGATGCTGGCGATGTGACAGTAGACAGCGGTGATACTTTGCCGTTCTCATGCTGCGACGGAAAAACCGGATGCGCGGTGTCGAATTACAATTGCGGAATCTCGATTGAGTCGAACTGCCTACCGCCTTTGCAGGCATGGCCTCAAGAGCCTGGAAGTTTAGGTTTCTTTCGATTGATACCATGCACGCTGCAAACCACTGGAGGACTTCCAGGAGGAATGGCAACTCCAGAGCCTGTTTACCTTAACGAAGCGGGCGAATGGGTTTGCTATGAAGTGATACCGAACGGATACGAAGCACCTAGCCAATATCCCGTCGACGTCTACGTCGAGGGAGTGCCTTGCTATGTTAAATCCGAGTTTGATTGCATATCGCAGGGAGTTGGCTTTGATAGGATCGGACGGTATCGAGGACTCGACGAAAACGGACAACCTCTGTATACGTGGTCGACAATGTGCGGAACTGCTTACGTAGACGCTTGCGACATACAGCCAAACGTCAGTTGCAGAAAGCTGTTTCCTGACTGCTTCGGTGGAGGCGATCCACCCTTACCGGGCCTTTGTCAGTCTGACGATTGTTGCTCCGAGTTACTTCCAAACGGAGCGGTATCGACGACTCAATGCCCACTGCTTGGGCCTTGGTGCGGGTACAAGTTCGAGAACTTCACTTGCGTCAACTCGACACGAAGCAACTTTACCGTCGGCAATACTTGCGTTTCGCTTCCATCAGTAACGGTTGGGCTTGCTTGATGTTTCCTAGAGACACTTGGGACGGGTATCAGTTCACGGATAGCGGTGAACAACCAAGGCCGCAGAAGGTCACTAGGACGTTCCTAGGCACTGTCTACACGCCGAAAGTCAACCCTTGGAAAGTGTTGCATGAATACAGCGGTTGCGATCCGCAGTGGCACATTGAATGGGAAGCAACAATTCCGCGTTACGGGTGTTCTTGTCGTGCAAACTACGATCACTACAAAGCCGCGAACCCGCCTGACTTCTCGTCACCAAACGCCTATTGGTTTTGGGGCTACAATCTACACAACTGGGTAAACCGCAAACTTGGGAAGCCTGAGTTGACCGTTGAAGAGGCAAGATTGCAATGGAGTAAAGGCGATGGCAAAAAGAACGAAGGGTAGGGAGTGGGCCGAAGAGCTTTGCCGCAAGTTCGTCAGTAC